TGCACGGTTGGCATCAGTCAGATTGGCCAGCGTACGCAGGTGTGCACCGGCGGTCGTGTCGATGACCAAGCTACGGTCAGCCTGCGGAGCGCCGTTGTCATCCAGCACCTTACGTGCCAGTGCGGAATCAGCCAGCGACGCGCCAAACGGCGTGACGCCAGGCGTGCCAACAGCACGGGAGCTGCCCAAGTGCAGCGTGGCCAGATCAGCCTCGATCTCATTGACCAAAGCGCGGATGGCCTGCGCGATCTTGTTTTGCCGGACGGTGCTGGACCCGGCGCCGGAATCCAAAGCGCGGATTTCCTCGGCCGTGAAGCCAAACTCGGCCGCACGGCTCTTGGTGATGGTGATCGTCGCAGCAGACGACACCTGATCCGTCGGCTCCGGCACGGTCATTGCCGGCGTGATGTCAACAACGTTGCCGGTAGGCTCGACATCGACGCGCACCTGCTGGCCAACAGCGGCCTGTGCGCTCTTGCTATCGATCGTGACGGACGGGATAAAGCCCGTCAGCTCACGCGACACGACATCAAGCGCCGCGTAAATATCGGGGAATAACGGAGTAAGCGTATTTGGCATGATTATGCTCCAGGTTGATTAGGTTTCGGCATCTCGCCCAGCCTGTGCGGATCTCCCGCAGCCTGGAAAAAGAAAAGGGGCGCGCCGGGCGGGCGCTGAGGGATGGGGACGGAGGAAAGCAGCCCGGCGCTATGCCCCGTAGTCTATCGCCTACGGCTTACTCATCAACCACCTTGGCGCCTGACTTGATAGCCTCCGCTTTCTGGTCGGGCGCCATGGCCTCAAACTCGGCACGGGTGATCGTCCGCTCGCCAACACCGCCACGGCTGCCGCCCGGTGAGCCGCTGCCCTGCGGGCCAGCCTTGCGATGATGCGGCCGCTGCTCCAGCCACTGGCTTGCAAACGCCTCCAGGTCCAGTCGCTTGCCATCGGCAACCAGCGGGCTACCGGCCTCGCCCTTGACATAGACGCCCTCGTCATCCAGATCGACAAGCGCCCGGGTCAGGGCTGCCGCCTCATCAGGCGCAACGGCGCCGGCCTTGGCAAACGCAGCGACCAGCCGCTCATCGATGGCAACCTGCCGATATTTCTGCTCCCACTGCTTGGCCTGCTCTTCCAACTGCTGCATCCGCTTTCCCCACTCGCTTTGCCGCCGCTTCAACAGCTCCTCGAATTCGCCCTCTTTTTTCAGGCGCTCTTCCTCGGCCTGCTGTGCGCGGGACTTGAGCTCGCGGATTTCATCGAGGTCGATGCCATCGAATGTCTTCAACTTTTCCTGCAGCTCGCGAAGCTCATGCCTGCGGGCCGCAGCCTCGGCATTGGCCTGCTTGAGCTGCTCCTTCAGCTGCTCGATGGTGGTTTCGTCGCTCATGTTTACCTCCTATTATTCGACGACGGGCCGCCAGTAATGGCGACAATTCCAGCCGCCCCGCGTGACAAACGGTTCACCGGGCGCCTTACCAGCCCAGCTCTTGTCACGCCATGCGGCGATTTCCTCTTTGGTCAGCACCTGGCCCAGATGCTGCGCGCACCACGGCCGGGAGTCCTCGACCAGCGTGCCGGAGTACCGATATTTGTCGATGCCCGCACGGTCTGCCAGGATCCGGGTTGCCGTGGCAAACGTCTGCATGTAGCGGGTCTCGACAATCGTGCTTGCGTATGCAGCCAGCGGGCGGCCTCGCTTGTCCGTACCGCCCAACAGCAGCTGCCGCACTTGGTCGATGACCTCGCCCTTGTCCGTGCCAGCGATGGCGCCGGCGTAGATTGCCTGACTGATCTCTTGGGCCTTTTGCAGCCCGGCGGCTTGCAGCTCGTCTGCCGTGTCCTGGATCATCGCGTCCAACAGCGCCGCGTCCGTGCTGGTAAACTCCACGCCAAGGTCAAACTCTTTGCGAGCCAGCTCCACGGCCTGCACATAATCATCCACCAGCGCCTGCACAGCCTCATCATATACGGCCATGGCCTGCACGATCTGCGCGCGGGCGTCCAGTGCAGCTGTTAGTGCAGCCTGCTTGTCCTTGGTGTCCGGCACGATGCCCGCGATCGTCCTATTGACCTGCTCCAATGCCGATTGCAGGCGGTCGATTGCGTTGGTGATGGCGGCATCGAGCTGCTGATCCAGGCTCATTTGCGGCGCCTCTTGATCATCGCGGCCAGGGCCTGCCGGTCAGCTGCTGACAGCCCAAAAAACTCGCGCTTGGGCAATCGCCGCTTACCAAACTGGTGGCCTGCCGCCTTGCGGGCCTCGGTCGCGTTTGCAAACGTTACCTCTGCACGACCACGCCCCAACGGCTTGACGGTCATGGCAGCCAGCATGTGCCCCTTGTCCGTCAGATCCACGTGGTCGGTCTGTCGCCCGCGTTTGCGGCGCAGCTCGGCGGTCTTTTTGGAGTACGGCCGGAATGGCCTGCCCCTACGGTCACGGCCTTTGGTCGTCCGGTCGGTGATCATGCTGACAGCCTTCCAAGCCATGCGCTCCGCCTGCCTTTGCGCCTCGCTATCATCCGGCACCAGTTGCGATAGCTTGCGGCGGACTTGCTCCAGGCCTTTAATCGGCATGGCGCCCCCACTCCAACCACTCGCGGATGATAACGCGCATGCAATCAGGGTCGGGGTCTTTGCGGCCTTCCGCCCAGTCATCGATCAATGCCAACGGCATAACGTGCACTGCATCGTCAGTCTGTATAACCACATGCGGCCTGTAGTCATCAATGTGCGCAACGCTCATTGCTGCCCGCCATCCTCGTCAAAGTTGAGCCACAGCACTTCTGTTCGCTTGGCCTTGCGCATGATAGCACCCTTGCCTTGTAGCCCGGATTTGCGCGTATGGACTGCAGCATAGCATCCTGTCACTCTTTCGATCCTGCGCCAGCCAGCATCGTCCAGTGCTTGGTAGATGTCGTTATCGTATCCGCTCAACACGACGCGGCCTTTGACCGATAGCAAGGTCTCGATCAATGCCCGATGCTGGCCATCATCCATCTCATGCGCATATCCACCGCCCTTGCGCGTGCTCATGACATAGGGCGGGTCGACATAGAACAGTGCATCTTCGCGATCCCAGTATCGGATGACATCCAACGCATCGCGACAATCAATCTGCACCCTCGTCAGCCGATCATGCCACCACTCCAGCAGCTTCATACGGCCTCGCCACTGGTTGCTCTTATTGGCCATTCCGCGTCCTGAAATAAAAGCACAACTCCATTGCCCAACCGCTTGACCGCTAAATCCTTGATTGCACGCGACGAAAAACGCCCACGCACGGTCAACCGGCCCAATCTCGTCACAGCGCTGCAGCATGTCCAATGCGCGTGCAAACTCCGCGCGTGCATACGGCGTCCAGATGATGCGATGGCGTAGCTCTTCAAACTGTTCGCGATCCTGCAACACGCGGAACAGGTTTACGATCCGCCCGTCCAGATCGTTGAGCACCTCGCACGGATACGGTTCTGGCAGCCGCCACAGCACGCTCGCAGCACCTGCAAACGGCTCGCAATAAACCTGAACGCTATCACGGGGAAGATGCTTAACGATCCATGGCGCAAGGTTGCCCTTGCCGCCGAACCATTGAACGGGTGCCATCGGCCTGTTCGGCTTTGCGATATGATCCAGATCGATCATTGCTGCCCACCATCCTGCACAGGCACGCGGTCAGCCACGCTTGGGCGGGACAGCTCGCGGTCGATGGTGTCCAGTGCATCGTTATCCTCGCCGAGCATCAGCTGCGCCACCTTGCGGCCCAGCTCCTGGCGGAATGTGTTGCTAGGCACGACCGTCAGGGCCTTGGTTGCCAGATCCAGCTCCTCTGCCATATCGCGCATCCCAAAGCTGCGCGGGTATTGCACTTGGCCATCGAACTCGACGCCCTCCCACATGCCAAACAGCCGCAGCACTGCGGTTTCGGCACGCTCCATCATGCGAGCCTTGGCGCGGAGCATGCTGTTGAGCTTCTCGTTCAGCACTTCCAAAGCGTAGCCGCTTGGGACCTGGCGGCTCTCGCCCGTCACGTCAAACGCCAGCCTGGACTGCCAACGGAAATCCTCGATGGCCTTCTGCCGCTCCTCAAGCATGACCTTGATACTGGCGTGGTCAGGCTCGACATATGCAGCGCGCGCCTGCGGCTGGTCAGGGTCAAACGTGATGGCGTTGCCTGGACCGATAACAACGATATTTCCCTCATCATCGCGGCGCTCTGGCAACTCGAGGAAAGGAAATGCCGTGCTTGCCCGCACCTCCTCAATGTCAGCGTCGATGTTGTAAATCTTGCGGGCGATCTCTGCCAGATCCTTGAGGTCACTCACACCAGTGACGCCATCCTCGCCATTGTCGCGGTTGGGCACAAACACCACAGGCACGACGCCCAGGGCATTAGGGCCCTCGTCCACCAGCTCGGCATCGCCGGCGTTTTCTGGCTGCTGCCAGACTTCCCAATGGTCGCGGTACCAGATGCGATATTGCTCGACATCAGGCTTGCCGGAGTCCTCCGCTAGCACGACCTTGTCCAGCACCAGGCGCCATCCCTCACGGACAAACGTCCAGTCTATGACGTCATAGCCTTCATAGCTCGCGGCATACGGGCGGGCGCCCATGGCCAACTCTTGTGCGCGCGTCTCCGCATTGACCGCCGGCTTGTCCACGACCACCGCGCACATGCCTTGGATCGATGCCAGTCGTGCGACGACCGTCCACAGGCCGATGTAGTCCCTGCCTGCGCCGTCCATGTCCTCGCGGAAAGACTTAAACGACGGCATGGACTCCAGCCGGCCGAAGTCCCTGTGAATGCTGCCGCCCATCAGGTAATCGACGTAAGTGTCGATGACCGGCGCGCAATAGTTGGTGTACGTCGCCTGCTTCAATCGGCGCGCATATTTCTCGTCAGACTCCAGGTCTCGCTTGTTGAGGTACTTGCCCTCGCGGTACTCGTCGCCGCCGTTGTAGCTGCGCTCGTAAAACTCGGCGCGTCGTTTGAAGTCATCGAATCCTTGGCGTGGCTCAATCCTCATGGGTGCCTCCTATACGCTGCGCGGCAATCTCGCAATATTCCTCGCTCAACTCAATCCCGATCCACCGGCGGCCCGTACGTTCGGCGGCGATTGCAGTCGTACCGGATCCGAGCGTGAAATCCAGTACCAGGTCGCCAGGATTGGTATATGTGCGGATCAGGTCCTCGATCAATGCAACAGGTTTTTGCGTCGGGTGAACCGTTCTAGTCTCGCGCTTATATTGCAGGATGTTTGGCTTGTGGCGTTTGCCGTCTGGCAGGTTGAAAACAGGCATCAGTGCGGCCTTCCACTCATCATTTACGCGGCGCAGCTCCTCATACGGCAAAAAGCCCGGCATGTTGTCGATGCCATAGACTGTTATCAGCTCGTTATATGTCGCCTCGGTGCAAAGCGCGAACTGCGTGCTGTCGTGGCGCAGGAAACGAGCCGCACGTTGTCCGATGCGCTCGATGATGCGCTTTTTCGGCTGGCCAATAAACGCATGCACGCGCTTTGCGTAATCGCGCAATGGGTGCCGCATCTCAACGTCGTGCACCTTCTGGAAAGCGCAGATTTCCTCGACATATTTGGTCGGGGCTTTTCGTGCGATCAACCCGTTTGCAAAGCCGTCCTTGATCCAGAACAGCTTGTAGCTAAACGGCAAAGCCGCTGGATAGCTTGTGACCAACTCGCTGGTGTATGGTTCCTGCGAAAACAATAATAGCCGACCATTGACGCGCAGCAGCTTTGCGCATGCGTCAAACATGCGTCCTGTGTTAATGCGAACATCCCAGCTTATGTCGCGCGCTGGACCATTCCACAGGCGGCAGCCCTTGATTGTCCCATATGGCGGATCAGTGATCACAGCATCCACCGTCACCACGTCATCGATTAGTGCCTGCATGATTTCCAAACAGTCGCCATGGTACAGTCTGCCTAGGTCGGTCTCGAAGTATGGCGTCATTTGAACCAAAGTGCTTCCCTCTTGGCTGCCAGCTGCAGCGGCATCAGGTATGCTACCATATAGCCAAGCGCGTCGTTGGCATGGTCGTATCCCTGATCCTTGTCAGGTTGCCCGTGGGCATCGTATGTCTGCTGCTCGAGACACTCAACCAGCTGCGGGCAACGGTCGACATGGATGCGCAGCCTGCCCTCGGAAAACCTTTGATTGACACACACAACCCTATCACGGACGCGTGGGTTGCGGCGCTTGGCCCGTACCAGAAAGCCGGCCTGCTTGAGCAGGATGATATCCGACCTGCTAGCGTCCTGCGATGACGTGCTTGCACCGCTAGCGTCTGGGTAGACATTAACCACGTGCCCAGGATAACGGCCCTTGATTGCCTCGATGATGGCAGGCGTGTCTCTGTATCCGATCAGCTCGTCGACGACATGGAGCACTTCGGCATCGCGCACGGCAATGATGGCAGCCATGTTGTTGACGTTGAAGTCCATGCCGATGTGCACAGGCTCGCCGTCCATGACCTTGCGGGTACTGGAGCAAGCG